GTGGCAAAGACCAGTCGGCCTGTAGCAGTTGTCGGTGGGATCAAGTTTTGGAACTGGATACCACAAGCTACAATGCGATAAGAGGCATACAAAGGATTCAACTGATTGACATAATCGTGAATCACCGCATACATGTTTGTAGAGGCGGTGTACTGCCGTAGAGCAGTACCTCCAAGTGTCCCCTGGCAAAGACCTACGGTTGCACCCAAAGAAGGGGTGACAAAACCAGAAAGGTTACCAGAGGAATCAGAGGAGAAGGAGACACGTAATTCAATCTTCGCGGGTACAGTAGGTACCGCAAACACAGAAGGAATCCTCGCTCCAACAGACCCGGGATCGAAAGGACTGTTGAGGGCAAGCTGGTAGTTACGTAAGTCAGGCCGACTGGCCATAAACGAACTAGCTACCTTACCACTTTTCTTTTTCTTACGACTCTTTCGAGTCGAGGATCCAGCACCCCTACGTTCATCCTTCAGGACGATAATCTCCTGAGACCGACTCTTTCCAGAGAGAGCCTTCCTCACGCTTTTAAGACTTAAAGCATTAGACATTTCGGGGAATTTTTACTGTCCCGGCTATAAAGCCGAGAACAGTCTCCGAGATTAATGTAATGTGCTCTAGTCGGGCCTAGTTCAATCTCAATCGAATACGAGAGTCCGAACTGGGCACTATGGGCGAGGAGGACCTCATCAGGAATGGGATGTACTTTTTTTGGAAGTCTATAATCCCTCTTTCTCATGGGTCGGTAGGAAACGATTGACTGACGTTGGTAGTCAATGTCCCGAAATTCTATCACTTCTTCTTGATATTGGGGTGGAAACCATCGGGGCTTAGGGCCGAACGGTAGGAGAATCTTTTCTCCTTTACAGAGTGTCTTGCTAGCACCAAAGCCGCGTCGGACACAGGGTGTTTTCCACCCTCCCAAGACCTTCTCTCCTTTCGTCTGGAACGTCACCTCAGATAGGCGACTTGGACCATTGGCGTAGGTTTCTAACCGACATGTGGCAAGGCAACGCTGATATTTTGTCAACGTGACCTCACCCGGTGGTATGAAGCCTAACCCTCCGAGAGGGCGAGAGAGGAAGAGATTAAGTAACCCATCAAGGGTAAGCTTTTTGATCTCTTTAAGGTGATAGTGGATGAAATGCTTGGAAGCTTGAGTAGGGTTAGGAGACTCGAGGACAAGTTGATTGTGAATATCCCATATGGCTTTGTCGGTATCGGAAGGTCCAAGTTTGGATTGACCGATGAGAAGACCAACATTAAGGTAGGGGATACGAAAGAAGCCCGTACTCCTCCTTACGAAAAGGGTGGAGTTAACGGTGAGAACACTGGGATGAGAATAATTCTTTCCGATGGAGAGGACAAAGCCAGCAATGGCAATGTTCCTTTTCCATATAGAGTACAATCTCTCATTTGCCTTGAAGAGGATATCATCTCCGTTAATCAATACGGGGAGATCCTCTATGCGGTGCATAATAACACCAGGACCAACCATCTCTGCGAGGTACTCATTAAGAGATTTCCAGTAGCAAAGAAGGTTGGCAAGACAAAGAAAAGGGAAAGATAAGATAGATCCCATGAGTTGGCCATTACGCTGACTACAGTC